TAATAGGAGGTAATGAGGCTAGAGCACGTATCTCATTGGTAGTCATTTTTTCAAGTACTTTACCTAGTAGTGCATCACTCAAGTTATTCAATGCATCCTTAACTTTTGCAGTCTCCTCATCTACCTCTATGATAGTATCTCCAATGATTTGAAAGTTATTGATTGTGAAATCAGCAGGAATGCGAGCAATGGTTAAGAGCTCATTAAAGATAGTAGTTACCTGAGCACGCAACTCCATTACTACATTCTTTTCAAAGATAACATAGGCTTGCTTGATATCACTACCACTACCTAGGCTCCCCGTGGTACGGATACCCATTAGAATCGGGTCAATAGTATGAGCAAAACAAATCTGCTCAGTGTTCAAAGCAGATGCCTCATGAAATAGCTTATCATTACCATTGGTAGGTAGTGATTCAATCTTTGGAAGTTGGTCCGCACTGTTAGCAAAAAATGCAACTGCCTTACCTGCATTGGCTGCACCCTTAAGGCGGTCAATAGTTTCCTTGATCATGTGCTTTTCCTCCTCAGACTGTGGACGTTTTGGGAACATCATAGCAAAGGACGGGAAAACACTATTTTGAATGTTACTTTTTGCGAAGTAAGATAGCTCACCACTAAGAAAAGCAAAGTTTAAAGCCGATGTATAGGTAGGTAGTGAGTAATAATCTTGACCTACCGACTTAACCTCGTAGCTAAATAGTTGGCATGCATCTTTACAGGTGATGTGGTAAGGCTTAATCTCCTCAATGCCTATTCTACGTGACCAATCATCGCACAAAAAGTACATTTTTTTATCTCTACCTACCCTTACTTTCTCAGGAGATACGTTCTCAATTTTCATGAGCTTTCTTTTCTCACCAAAATACAGCTTGAAGTATACCCGATTGTGTAGAATTAACTGCTTTGTAACTGCCTTAACGGTGTGCTTGAGGTTAGCTTTCTTTTCAAAGGTAAACATCTCTAGCTTCTCCTGTGGTGTGAGCTTGTCAGTGGTAAGGTTAAAGCCTCCACCAATCACAGCATTGGTCTTGAAGTCTACAATGGCACCATGTAAGGGTGAGCTGAAGTACATCTGATTCAATAGCTCAGGATACAGGTTGTCACTTCCAAAGTACTGCCACATGTTAGCGTTATACCTGGGGTCAACAACAGGTAAGGTTAAGTTGCCTCTCCCTACCGGTAGGAATGGGGTGCTAAATGATTGGTAGCCCTCAATTACCTCGGGGCCTTTTTGTTTTGTGTTAATAAATATATCGTACCAAGCCATAGTTAATCGTATATTGAGTTACCTGCAGGACCACTTACTACCATTCTCCCCTCCTCAATTACTACGCCTGTAGTCTGAGCTATTGTAAGGGGCAAAACGAATGCAGTTGAGCTCTCATATACCTGGTAATTGTACTGCCCTTTCTTTAGTATGATATCTGTAGGCTCATCTAAGGCAAACAGGTTGTATCTTTCAGGGTAAGCACTCGTATCAGGAGCTGTGAATAGCTGTGGTGTGCTTGTGGTATTCATTTCGTTAGTGAATACAAATAAATAGTGTGGTGTACTAACCGTAGTGACCTCTGTTAAGGTTAAAACAAACTGATTAATTACTCCCTGTTTAATGTAAATCACACCTATATTAAATTACACTTATCAAATGTTCATAAAAAAAGCCCCACCATTACGGCAGGGCTCTAAGATATAGAGAGGTAGAATTGCTTATTGAACTCCGATTGCAGCAAGTGCACCAGGTAACATATCAACCTCGTATGCTAGGTACTCATTTTCAGCTACCAAAGTTACTGAGTATTTAGAACCATCTGCACGAGCTGTTCCTGAACCTTCACCTGTAGCAGATACCTGCAAGTAAGGGAAGTACCAATACTTACCATTAGCATCTAAGACGATTGCAGTCAAGTATTGTTGACCTGCACCTAAGATTTTAATAGCACGAGACTTATCAGCCTCTCTTCGGTGGAACATTAAATTGATAGTGGACGTTACAAAAGAGCTACCATTAACTAGGTCAATAGTGCTATCTTCTGTAAAGTTCGATGTATTTCTACGGATGTAGTAGTTTTCAAATAATGGAGCAAGAGCTACTAAAGTGATACCTGTAATTTCCCACCCTGTACCCGCTGATGGATCTGTAGGAGTTATAGTGTCTATGTTATCTTGTTGGTTAATCCAAATACCATAGATACCTCCACTGTTATTCTCACATGATTTTACGATTGCCTCAAGGGCTTGACATGGAATAGCCATTGTGTTAAAGTATTATATAAAGGGGGTTGCCCCCCTCTATGAGTTATTATTATGAACCAAAAACGATATCACCTGGATTAACAAAGCTAAACCCTACTTTCATGTTAGCACGAGTACGGATAACCGGCTCAGCAACAGTATCAGCTAAGTTAACTGCACGTAAGTCAGATGGATCTCCCTCACCATCAAAGGCAAAGATTAAGTTATCTTTCAAAGTGATAACAATTTTGTTGTTGCTCATTCCTGGGCAAAGAACAATTTTAATACCTAAGTAAGTTAACGCCAAATCTTGAGTGATAAATGCGTTAGTGTTACCTTGAGCTACACCTAATCGGTAAAGATTAACTAATTGTGTTGGTAAGTAGATACGCAAATCAGCTGTTCGGGAAGCAATAGCTGCAGGAACCAAAGCAAAAGCAGAACTAATGTTAGTTAACAACTGTGCAAATGTAGGGGTTGCACCACCAATCATTGTGTAAGGTATAATACCTGAACCAACTGCACCAAATTGAACTTCGTAACCATCACATAAAGATAATGGGTCAGGAACACCTGGAGCGATTGGAGGCAAAGCTGTATTACCAATCCATCTTAATTGCTCAATTTGTCCGTTCACAGCATTTGCCATCTCTGACCAATAGAAGTTAAAGAAGTTAGCTACAGAGAAATCTCCGTTAGAACCTGCTGCCATCTGTAAAGATACAAATGATTGCTCTAGGTCAAACTGACATACTTGAGCCATAGCAGAAAGAGCACATACGTCAACTTCGTGTGAGGTTAAGTTATCTGCGTTAACGTTAGGGAAGTTACATGGGCTAGCAGCTAGTAATTGGTTACCAAAAGTAACAGTACCGATTTTAGTCTTGTACTTGATACCTGGTAGAGTACGGAAGTTATCTGTAATCTCAGTACCACCTAAATATGCTTGAGCATAGAATGCCTCAGCGTTTGGTGCAAGAGCTGCACTCGGGTCGATTGTTAAATCAAATCTTAATTTTCTCATTTTGTTTGTTTGTTTTTTATTTATTAAATTTATTAAACATGCTTAATTTTTGATGTGCACTCAAGGCCACATCCTCTACAATCTCCTCATCTTCTACTTCCGTAGAAAGTATCTCATCTAATTGGTTACGCATTTCTGCAATCATTGCAGCTACAGCGTTCATGTGCTCATCTAATAAAGGTCGTACAATAGCAATGATAGCCTCTGCATCTACTACAGGGTCTACCGCCATTGTCTCCTCTTCTACTGTATCCTCTTCGATAACAGTATCTTCTAGGGCTACCTCTTCTGAGGTCTCCTCCATTTCCACATCACGTATCTCAATAACCTCTCCGTCTTTTACAACGTAGATTTTATCCTCGATAGTGTGCTCTCCATCAGGTAATTTGTTCATATTTGTTTTTGTTTTTGTTTGCTCTTTTAATTTCATGCCTAAGTATCCCTCAATAGAGAATCCTATTTGGTCCTGTGCTACAAGTTCTGCATAGTACTCTTTGTCAGTAACCTGGGCAGTTACCATTAGCGTACCCTCAGGTACTTCAATACCAAATGTGGAGTAAGCCTTATCTTGTTTTGGGTTGTCTACTATCCATGCCTCAAGTACATAGGCAGGAACGGTCTGAGATTGGTCATGCTCCAGGTTAAATAGGTCTTGGTTAACCATCTTTTGCATGAATTTTCCATGAATTAGCTCTATCTCTTCCTTAGTAAACTTAACATTGTACTCCTCATTAGTATCCTCATCCAATCTGTATATCTCCATTGGTATCAAAGCAGGTGCAGTGATACGATACTTGAGCTCATCATTAAAGAATAACGGCTTAGCTTGGGAGTTGAATGCCATCCCCTTTACTTTGATGGCAGGATTAGAAGTAAAAGCTATCTGTTCGATGCCAAGGTCCTCACCATTTTCAGCGTATGCCGGGTCAATAGTAATTTGGTAGGTAGGGATTTTATCTTTAGCCATTACCTATATTAAAAAAAACGTATATTTGTTCAAAAATTTAACTATGATAAGTATATTAAACAGGGAGATTCCCAATCAGCTCGATGAGATAACCATTGAGCAATTTGAAACCATTACCGATATTAACAATGACCCTAACCTGGACCCCATTGATAAGCACCTAAAAGTGTTTGCATACCTTGGGATACCTGAGTCTGAGTTTTGGGATTATGATGTGGCAGATTTTGTTAATGTGGTCAAAGAATTTAACTCATTGGAGCAGAAAGAATACGCAACAGTTGAGGAGCTTGAGCTTGAGGGATACACCTACCGAGCAGAAATGAGGTTGACTGTACGTGATACTAAGATGATTGAAAAGGTAGCACTACATAAACAAAAAGGCTATGTATCTGAGATGTTAGCGATCATGTTCAAACGGGATGACCTTACCTCTGCTGAGCACTATGCAGATGCACACATCAAGCATAAAGCAAAGCTCATTAGAAAATTAACAGCAAATGTAGCTATACCTTATCTAATGTTTATTGCTGAGAAAATAAGTCAACAAGTAAAGAATGATACAAGTACCCAAGCAATGGAGCCAAGTAACGCTTGAGCAGTTCATTGAATTTAACGGAATAGCAAAAGACCAGGGAGCCTACTACTATAATAGTGAGGCTCTCTCTATTTTATCAGATGAACCTATTGAGGTCATTGAGGACCTAGATGTGGATGAGCTCACTGAGTTAATCCAAGAAAATAATTGGTGTGCCTCTGAGCCATCCAAAAAATATAAGCATGAGCTGTTGGGGATGGTGTTCAAACCTTTCAACAAACTAACCCTTTTCGAGTACATTGACCTGGACTATTATTTCACAGATAACTACGTCACAAATCTTGACAAAGTATGTGCCATCTGCTACCGGCATACAAAGATAAATGAGTGGGGGGATGAGATACTAGAGCCCTATGAGTTTGACTGTACCATTAGAGCTGAGAAATTCCTTGACCTACCAATCACAGATGTGTATGGTATAGTACATGAGTTCCTTAAGTTCAGGGATACATTCCTAAAAAACTACGAGAACCTGTTTAGTGGGGAATTAGATGAGGACCTGAATGAGCAGGAACGTAGGGAGATGGACCCTGAGGAAATCAAAGAGATAGAGAAAGAGCAAGCTCAGAGTAAGTGGTCATGGGAACAAACCATCTACGGCTTGACCAATGGAGATATTACTAAGAGTGAAAAGGTAGGAGCCCTACCTCTCATCTATGTGTTTAATGTGCTATCTATGAAAAAACAATTAGACATCTAATGGGAACCCAGGAGTAAATCCTGCAGGAGGGTCAATTGCCTCAAATGTGTAGACAATTTTCTGCTGTTTCTCAAGTACCTCAACAGCCTGTACTAATGGGTACTTTTTAGTTAACCATTCAGTGTACTGCCGATAAATTTCTGCAGTGATACCTGCATTGTTAAGCTCATCCGTAAACTGTGCTACGAAATCACGAGGGGTGATCACTCCACCATTCCATAGATAAGCTCCATTGTTAAGGAATATAAAGTAGTACATTGCTACTATCTGTATCTCTAGCTTTTGGAAGCCTGTTATCTTGGCATTGATACGGATACTTTCTACGAGTGTACCCTCACCATCCACAACATCATTCCTAATTATTCTTTTGAGTATGGTAGCCATTTTCCTACGTGTAGGATATAGTACATTGAACTCCCCTGTGTTACCGTATCTAGCCATTGATTAATTCTTTATATATTTCCATTGTATCATCTACTAGAATGATACCCTTATCAGTTTCTACGTGTATCTGTGTATCACTCACCACCTCAATGGGGCCTGTGATTGTATATTCTATTCCGTTAATACTAAACATAAGCAAAGACTTTGAATAAATTAATGTTAGCGACATCAGCAATATTCTGGCATTGCATGGTGAATATAACGTAATTATCTACTGACCTGTTAAATGCTACGTTTACAATGTTACCTGTGGTGTAGTCTGAGAAAGCAGCATTAGAATAGCTAGTTAAGTTAGTACCATTGTAGCTAAAGTTACGCTCAACATATCCTGTTTGATGGCCGTTATTCATTGTAAAGTTAGTATTGAATAAGGTAGCACCTGTTAAGCTGTTGGTAGTGTTAAAATAGATACGGCCATACAACTGCCCTACGGCACCACTCACTCTGTACATTCTGAATATCAACTGCAGGATATTGTTAGTGCCTAATGTGTTGGCAGGTATTAATAGTGAATGACATATAGTAATAGTGGTACCTGTAGTGTTAGTACCTAGAATACCTGAGAATCCTAACAGCTTAGGGTTGTTACTACCACCACCTGATGCTGCATCAATGATTTGTTGACCGGTAATGGCTGTGTTAGTAGGTACTCCTCCTGACATAGAAGTGCACTCTATCAAATCTGTTGGTTGTAAGTCTCCTGTGTGAGCAGGTAAAGAGGGTCTCCAATCACCCCACCATCCATTAGCCATACCTATATTAGTTTAACCCTCTAAAATGTTTATAGTGGCACAGCACAATCAGTCCAATCATTCACCGTTAACGTGATATTCATAACATAGCCTGCAGCATAGTCAAGTAAATCATTGTTCAATGCCCTC